TATTTTGATTTGAAGAACGGGTTGTCTGCTGACTTTGCAGCTCCGCCCATCTCTGATTGTGCTTTACATAGTGCTGCTGCGAGCGCAGCGATTGATTCGCTAGTTTTCATCTTTGTCTCCAGTTTTATTAGTTAAGATGCAAGCGTAAACTAATTCGATTAAGATTGCAAACTTTTTTGATTGGATTAAAAAAGCCCCTGCTAGTTCAGGCTAACAAGGGCTTTACTTTGTTGGAGACAAAGCCATGCTAAGGGAGAACATGGAAATCAAATTATGCACTAACACACACTGTTCCGCAAATTATTTTAACGGGTATTTTTTCAAAGCAAAAAAAATATTTTCTTTTTTGTAATAATTCAGTATGATAAGTGCCTCTTGGGAGTTAGTGATATTTTCAGCAATCCTCAACGATTAGCAACTCACCAAGAAAAGTGTGGCAAAGCCTGACTTCCTCACGGCTAATGTCTAGCTATAGACTTTAAAGATAGCGGCAGAAATGCGACAGGCAAGCACCCATAAATTCTCGCTCTGACTAGGCTTGTCAACGAGAACCTGAGAAGCAACGTGGTTGGCAGGGTGTGAGCTATGCTGGATTGAGCAGTACAGGGTCGGTTCATCTTTGTGGATCGGGAATGAGTACCACGCCGAAGGGCGTTTTGACTTAGGTCAGGTGATTGGAGCATAACCCCAGCAGGTTAGCTCTTCTCAGGGGAAAAAGCCTAGATGTGTCTGGAGACAGAGGGTAATGCGTACCAGGAGATGCTATCTTTGCAAGACTAAAGTTCCAGAGCAAGAAGCAGTCATGGGGCAGCTAAAAGCATTCTGTAGCATGGACCATCTGCTTCAATGGGCCAAATCTGATAGCGGAAAAGAAGCTGTTAAGAAAGCGTATAAGCGAGAAACAAAAGAGATAAAAGAAAAGTTAAAAAGTCGCTCAGATTGGCTTAGAGAGGCTCAGACAGCCTTTAATGGGTATATTCGGATAAGGGATAAGGGTAAGCCATGTGTATCGTGTGGAAAGCCTGATGATGGATCACATCAAAGACACGCATCACACTACCGCCCAAGCGTCAATCGAGCAGTTACTTTTAACACTTACAATGTCCATGCCAGTTGCGCACAATGCAACACTATGAAGTCAGGAAATCTGATACCCTACCGCGCACATCTAATTGAAATGATTGGTGAGGAAAAGGTCTTGTGGTTGGAAAGCCAAACCCAGCCGCACACTCACGAGATAGAATATCTCAAGCGGATCAAAACAATATTTGCAAGGAAAAAGAGGATTTATGAAAGATACTTTAGAGGTTAAGGTTTGCGACAAATGCAGTAAGAAAACAGCAGAGGAAGTAATAAATTACGAGGAAGGAGTAGCTGTCAGGAAAGGTTGGTACTGCGTCAAGTGCTACCACTTTGATCAAGCAATTGGGAGAGAGAAACGTGTCAGCGAAGGATAACCAGGTTGGCGGAGATCATTATAAGCATCTCAAAATCCAGCCAATCGAATACATAATGGCTAATAATTTAAACTACTGTGCTGGCAACGTAATCAAATACGTAACACGATACAGGCAAAAAGGTGGTATAATTGACCTTGAGAAAGCAAAACACTACATCGAATTGCTGATTGAACAGGAGGCACAAGATGGAATTGAACTGGAAGCTTGCTCAAGAAACGCTACACAAGACATCTGACTTTTTTAACTTTGGCTTAAAAAGAATTGAGAGGCGAAAGCTAAAAGATATTGATGATGATTTAGTCAGGGTCTTAGTTGAAATCGCGCATGTGCGATCTAAGGTAGCCTCAGAGTTAGAATCAAGGTAGGTCTGGGTACTTACCAAAGCGGATCATATCAACAATGGTCTGCGCCCTATTACCGACTTGCTTGAACCAAGCTGAGTCTGAAAACTCATACGCCGCAATTTCGTAATCTTCACTTGCCATAGCAGATAGAGCTTTTGCAAAGCCTTTAAGCCTCGGCATACCTAAGTTAAAGCAGATATCTATCATGGCATCCCTTCTAGCTTCATCAAGCCCTGAAAACCAAGGAAAAGCCTCTCCTAGCTCCTTTATGACTCTATTAATGTCATTGGTCAGCATATAGTCTATCTCATCGTCAAAAAGCCCTAAGCCGCCTTCAGGATCAATATTGCGACCAACGCCGACAGTTATCTTGTTGGCAGTACACTTGTACGCATGAGCTTTTACGCCTTCGTGATGGCGCAGGAGTTTTACGATATTATCAGTCATCTTGTTTCTGCGAACTGCCAAAATAAAATGCAACCACTGTCGAGAAGCTTCCGGTTATGCTTCCTAATATCAGATTTATCGTGGCCTCATTGCCGATTAGATCGTTGGGCAAAACAGTAACCAGAATGATATATGTTGCAAATAGAAGCATCAATGAAATTGCCAAAGCTCTTGCGGTCCAATCCTTTGCGAAGTGAGATCGTGCAGATTGGCGGTCTTGAGTTTCGAGCGCAAAAACATCTACTTCCATCTGCTGCATCTTAGCCTCAAATTCAAGCTCTGCCTCACGAATCTTTGCCAAGTCCTCTGCACTTGCTTGAGATATAGCCTGCTCTACGCTGCGCTCATCTGGCTTGCATCCTAGAACCTGAGAAACAACTTGCATTGCAGCACCGCCTACTGGTCCGCCCAAAGCAGCACCGAGAGTGGGAGCAACAGCACCAACAAGACCTTTTATTGCAGAGAATTTCATAAAATACCTAATCCAATGATGAGAGCTGCTATTGCAGTGAACAAATAGCCAGCTTGCTTGTCAGTTAATTTGCAAAGAAATATTGTGATAGCGTATCCAAGCTTTTTCATTTATCCGCCTTATTATCTAAGCGTTTGAAGATGGCATTTAGCATCTCTTTTACTTCCTTCATGTCCTCTCGGAAATCATCTTTCCTGACGTATTCTATGTGGACCTCTTTTTCCAGAGACTTCATCGCATCGTAGATAGATTTGATGATCCAGCCGCAACCAGCGGCGATAATACTAAATGCAAAGTTAATGAGTGTCTGTGGGTCCACTTTCAATTACTCTTATGTCTGGTTTAGGTTTTTGTTCTTCAAGCTCGTCATAGATATAGCAATAAAATTCATAGCAATCTTCTGGTGTCCATTCGCCACCAGTGTAAGCGCATATACTCATGAGCATTTCTATTTTCTGCTCGTTGTTCATGCTATTTTTTCTTGGCAGTCTTTTTAGCTTTGCGAAAAGCTGAGGCAGTTGGTGCGCCTTTGCTGCCGGGGCTTCTCATTCTTTCAACTTTCTTTGCGCCGCGAGCTTTCTGAGAAGTTATTCTTTTTCGCTTTGCGTTAATATTTGCGTACAAACCTTTACCTGGCATTACCATTTCACCTTGTTAGCCCAATATGCTGCACTCATCTTGCCTTTAGCAATATTTTTAGCATGGCGAGCCTTAAAAGATTTACGTCTGGCCGCATTTGCACTGCTCTCACCTTTACGGGCAGGCGATCCAGATACACCTTGCTGGCCGAAACGAATAAGCTTAGTCTGATCGCCTTCTTTGGCTAACACCACATGACTTTTAGTTGGGTGATTCGGTGTTCTTTTGGGCTTGTTGAAGCCTGCAAGGTTGTTCCGCTCTAATCTTGTGTCTTTAGCCATGAGCGTATTATACACTTTTTACATCAATTTTGGGGCGCACTGTAATGCGAGAGTATTCCCCTACACCTTTTGCGTATGTTATTGCAGATGCGCCTCTTTGCGCCATCATGAAATTTCTTGCTGCGTAAGCATCTCTGGCAGACAGAGTAGGATGCTGCTCAATGAATATCCCAGCCTTCTCGATGACTTGCTTAGTATGGTGGTGTCCTGTGTGAATATATGTCCACTTACACTTTCCAAAATCATCACGCCATTCAGTCGCAAATCTCAATGGCAAATCTTCCAGCTTGCGAGTCAGGTGACCATGATGCCAAGCCAGAAAGCAGTCCTCAAACCTGTAGACGTAGTAAGGGAATGGGCTTAACTCTACAGTGACTCTTTTATTCTTAGCGAACATTGCACCCATGATAGCTCTGAGCCATACTGAGCTTGCTTGGTCGTGATTTCCTTCAGCCATAATCACATGAACCTGCTTGTGCTTGTGAAGAAGCATCTCGACAGCTTTTATCATCAAATTGATTGCTGACTGAACGAGTCTTGGGAATCTTGTGTCGGCATCAAGGACATTTTTACCAGAGCTTGTAACTGGCTGGAAAAGCATACCATCCCAGTGAAGCAAATCACCTAGCTGGGCGAATACAGCTTGCTCGGAATCTGGCGAGCCATCCATCATATCTTGGAAAGCTCCAAGCATAACCTTTTCAGCAATTTCCATGTCCCAATCATTACCAGTTTCGTCTGCCCAAGCATACATACCCAGATGGAAATCCGTCAGAGTGTAGACAGTGCATTTGTCTGCATCTTTCGGAGCCGACTTAGGTTGCTTAACTAATGGAAATGGCTTGATGCCTTGAACAGCGTCAGCAACAAAATCCTTAAACGGCTGCTCTTTGCGCTCTCGGTCAATGTCGGTCTTGTGCCACTGAGCGACGGCAGTTTTCTCGCCTGTCTCTGGATTTATTTTATAGTAGGTAGACTGACCTTTAAGGTAATGTGGAGCAGGTACAGCATTATACATTGGCTCTGAAATTGTGCAGTCAATTCCATGCTTGAGAAGCATCTCTTTCGAGAAGGCAAGCTGCCTTTGCATGGAGCGCATATTAATATTATGAGATTGAGCCATCTCAGACATGGAAATGCCTTTCTTGATTCTTTCTTGGTTTTTTTTCACCCAATACCAGCGAGTGGGATAATTGACAAATATTTCTTCAGCTTCGTCAGGAACAGAAAGCCAATCCCAAGTGTTTTTTGTCGGTAGTTGTGTCATGCTTTTACTCTCATCTCAGTGGATTGGATACCGCGTCAAATGCTTCCCATAAATCTTCTACTTCTTGGGCAAAGCGGTCAACATCCTGTTCAAATTCTTGAATGGAATCCAAAGTATCCTCTGAAAGTCGTTGATTTTCAAGCACTATACGCTCGGCAGCTTCTACCCTATCTCGCAAATCTAGTAGTTGTTGTTGCTGATTCATAATGGTCTGAAGGTTGGTAGCAAGTTCAGCTAATCTGCCTTGTAGCTGGGATACATCTTGTGAGTCCATCTGTTCCTCAATAACAGCGATTCTGGTGTCAAGACGTACTCCTGTACCGCCTACCTCTGAGCGCACTGTATCAAGCTCTGAGCGCATAACAGAGAGTTGTTCTTGCAACGGAGAAATGTCAGGAATGGTAAATTCTGATACAGAGCCTTCCAGCGAATCGATGCGACCAAAGAACTCGGCAGCAGTCCAGATACCGCCAGCGACAGGTGCTAGGATAGATAAAGCAACAATAATCCAAGCACCCTTGAGCTTGAAGCCACCAACACTGACTTCAGCCTCATCCAGCATTACAATTTCTGACCTTCGTAAATACTTTGACCTACGCCCATCACATCCAGAGCTGATTTCATGTCGTTTTGGAAGAAATTCATAAAACCCATAGACTCATTTGTCTGCGCCCAAGTCAGCATCATGTGATCAGTGGATTGCGTATAAGTGGCGGTTGTCTCAAACAAAGACACATTGAAGTCTTGACTCTGCTGGTCAACAGTCTGGGTAATAAAATCATTCTGACTTGCCTGAACAAAAGCAGCAGCCATCTGTGAGTAGGTCTGTACACTTTCAAGTGAATCGTTGTATTCCAATACCTGCCCCTGAGTAATGGACAGGGCGTTATCAGTTACATAAGACTGCAAGGCAAGTTGTGTATCTGTATCGGTAGCATTTGATGCCATATCGAAAACAGTAATGACCTGAGACATCGCGCTGGTCGCATCTACAAAGTCGTCAACAGCCAAGCTCATCTGTTCAAGCGCAATATCCGCTTGGTCTTCAAAAAACATCTGCGCATTATAATAGGTGGCCGCCTGGACATCTGCCAGTGCAGTATTATAAGCATCCATCTGAGCCTGCGATATAATAGCGGAGTCAATCGTATTAGACTCAGCAATCCCACCAATACCAGCATAGTATGCAAGACCAGACACAGCATACTGTCCATTATCAATCGTGGTAATGAGCGAGTTGCTCGCATTGACAAGGTCTGAGATTTCATCAGCGTATGCTTGTCCTGAAACGCTCAGAGATACTGCGAGTGTCGTTAGTGCTTTCTTCATCTTCAACTCCTATGCCAAGTACGGCATCATAAAACTCTCTGTCTTGCCGATAGTTCGGTATCAATAATTCTGGGTCACGCCTCATTGCAAAATACGCTTGCCTGCCTACCATCAGGCTTCCTCTTACCATAACAGGGCAATAAGTTCCTGCTTTGAACATTGCAGTCCAATTCTCATCTGATTGGCATAAACGGCTTATTGCTGCTATCTGCATACCTAAGTCGTTTAAAGCTCTAGCGTCACGCCTTCGGTTACACTCATCATCTTGCTTATAGCCGCCAATGCTGAAGCCTAGTACGTCTAGCTGTATCCCTGCGCCCGTTCCTATCAAGCAGCTATCGCTTCCGTTGAAAATATAGCTTGGCGTAATGGCCGATGGCACTGGTGTTACCCTAGAAGCAGAGCCAGCACCATTGAAGTTATTTACAACAGAATTGTCTGGATTTTCGCTATTGACAGTTGAGTTGACATTATTAGTATTCAAATCACCTGTCTGAGTTTGCGCAAATAGGCTAGTAACCCCTAACGCGCAAATAAGCCCAATCGCTATCCTGTAATTTCTTCTTAACATATGCGGCAAACTCTTGTGTGCCAATGCCAGCTTTACACTCTCTTGACCACTGTTCAGCAATAACTAATGGTATTTTTCCTGCTAACCTCCAGTTTGCATCACCCTTTCTTGATGGAGATACATCCCGAAGATGCTTTGTCATTTTTAAAATCTCTGAGACATCCTGCTGTCTTACGATATGAAGCTTCCCATCTTCCTCTTGCATTTTTTCTTTGATTATTGAGTCTTTCATTTAATCTCCAAAAAATCAGGGGAGCCAAAGCTCCCCATCATTAGTTAGCTATGATTAGTAGCTAGTGTTAACGTCAGCAACGATACCATGTGCTGCTTCGTTATCTATCTGTAAGCCATACTCTACAGAAATCAGTCTGCGCTCACTGTGACCAGTGCGAGCAAGTGGTTTCTGAGTAGTAGGTTTCAGATAAGCTACACGAGCATAGTTCGGGTCAAGAACTAAACAATCGCGACCGCGAGAAAAACGATCTGGAACGATAGTTAGCTCACCGAAGTCACTTACATATACATCAATAGCGGCTGACAAAGTTTTGTCAGTGATATCTTTGTACTTAGTAGCATTACCAGTGAAAGTAGAGATTTCCTGCTTAACGCCTGATCCGCAGATAACAACTGAAGGCTCTGCACCTGCATCCCAGCACTGGGCAATAACAGATTTCAACAGGTCCTCAGTTACGTCACGCTGTGTACCATCGGTAGCAGCAGCATCAACATATCCAGAATCACCAGAACCAGAAGTAGTCCCATCAGCACCATCACCAGCTCTACTAGCATTAGTGCGCAAGAAAGCTGGAAGTCCAGCAGTCTGACGAGCAGTTCCAGAAGCACCAGCAGAAGCAGCTACGTTAGCTGTAAGCATGGTTTCCATATCGCGTTTAAGCTCTTTCAGCTTGTAAGCGATCTGTTTAGCAATAGTCTGCTCGTTGCCTGCGCCATTAACAGCTTCAGCAGTGTCAGATACTTCAACAACTTTATCAGAAATCTGAGTATAGTTGCCCTGACGTACAGCAGCAGTTAATGCGTCATTACCTGGAGCGGCTTCGCCTTCAATAACTCGGTTAGAGCTATCGGCGGCAGTTAAAGATACAACACCCCACTCAAAATAAGTATTGGCAACATTTCTTCGGCCAATAGCAGACATGAAAGGTGTTTCGGTTGGAGAGATAGAAATCAGAGCATCTTGTAAATCTTCACGGATGACTGAGCTATCATAGGTTTCAACAGTATTAGCTGATACGCCCATTTTTTATTACCTCTTAAAGTTAGCTTATTATAAAATTAGCAACGTCATTAACGTCACCAGTTTGTTTCATTCTGGAAACAGCTT